GTAAGTATAAAGATGCTGAAGAATTAGAGAAAGCATACATAGAACTACAAGGTAAGTTAGGTCAACCAAAAGAGGAAGAGCCTAAGGAAGAACCTAAAGCTAAAGAAGAAGTCAAGGAAGAGAAAGAGGAACCTAAAGAAGAGGAACCTGACTATGAATTCCTTGATAAGCTATGGGAAGAATCTAAGAATGAAAAATACTCAGATGAAATCCTAGATAAACTGAACGATATGAAACCAGCTGACGTAGCTCAGTTGTATCTAAACTATCGTTCAGGTGTTGACTCAGAACCACAAGAGCTGACACAAGAACAGGCAGCAGATCTACAGAAGTCTGTTGGTGGTGAACAAAAGTATAATACTATGCTACAGTGGGCATCACAAAACTTTGATGAAGCAGAGATCTCTCGCTACGATAAGGTCATGGAATCTGGAGACCCAGACGCTGCTTACTTTGCAGTACAAGCATTAGCATCAAGGTATAATGATGGAGTAGGAGTAGAAGGAAAGATGCTTACAGGTAAACCAGCTAAAGCTCAGGGAGATGAATTCCGTAGTCAAGCTGAAGTAGTCAGAGCAATGAGTGATCCTCGTTATGAATCTGACCCTGCTTATCGTCAGGATATTTATGATAAACTTGAAAGATCTAATTTAAAATTTTAATTATGCCAACAGTTAATGGTAAGAAATATCCCTACACTAAAGCAGGGAAAGCAGCAGCTAAGAAAGCTGTTAAGAAATCACCCACAAAAATAAAATCTAAAGGATATTAATTATGGGAATGGCTTACAACCCTGATCAAAGAGCAAATGATTTCCAAGTTAAGTATGTAGTTAACGCTACAGGAGATCGTTGGTTCATACCTTACAATGAGAATGCATCTAAATCTGATCAGGTCTCTCAGTGTAATACAATAGCTGGTCATACAGCTGACGATAGCGATGTCGCTAGTGAACAAGTAGCATCTTAAGATAGTCGTGGCGACCTGAACCTTCATCATCGCCATTGATCTACCTGCTATTAATGTAATGACAACAACAACCGAATACGGTAAACAAAACATTTTCGCAAAAGAAACACCACCTAGATTAATGAACGAAAAAGAATCAGACTTCATCCTTGAGCAAGCAGAAAGAACCAACGGGCAACTAGCCATGATTGGATTCATCGCAGCTCTTGGAGCATACGTCACAACGGGTCAAATTATTCCCGGTGTATTTTAATGACCAACGTAGCTATTTGGCAACGAGCTAATGGCAGATTTGCCATGGTCGCCTTCTGGATATTAGTTGCCTCCTATCTTTTTACGGGCCAAATTGTTCCCGGTATTTTTTAAATAAATGACTACAGCCACACTAACAAAACCATTTGACAACTGGCAGCGTTTCTGTGACTGGACTACGAGCACCTCCAACCGTATTTATGTCGGTTGGTTTGGTGTTCTTATGATCCCTGCACTATTAACCGCTGCAACAGCATTTATCATAGCTTTCATAGCTGCACCACCCGTTGACATAGATGGTATTCGTGAGCCAGTCTCAGGATCTTTACTCTATGGAAACAACATCATCTCTGGGGCAATCGTACCCAGCTCTAACGCAATCGGTCTTCACTTCTACCCAATCTGGGAAGCTGCAACCCTCGACGAGTGGTTGTATAACGGAGGACCATATCAACTCATTGTGTTCCACTTTCTCATCGGTATCTCAGCTTACTTGGGACGGCAATGGGAACTTAGTTATCGGCTCGGAATGAGGCCATGGATATGTGTCGCATATTCAGCACCTGTTGCAGCATCTTTTGCTGTCTTCCTTGTATATCCATTTGGACAAGGGAGCTTCAGTGATGGTATGCCTCTTGGTATTTCAGGGACTTTCAATTTTATGTTTGTCTTTCAGGCAGAGCACAATATCCTTATGCATCCGTTCCATATGCTCGGCGTTGCAGGGGTATTCGGTGGAGCTTTATTCGCTGCTATGCATGGAAGTCTTGTTACATCTTCGCTTATTCGTGAGACGACTGGCTTAGAGTCTCAGAATTATGGATACAAATTCGGTCAAGAGGAAGAGACGTATAATATTGTTGCGGCTCATGGGTATTTTGGGAGACTTATCTTTCAGTATGCCTCTTTTAATAATAGTCGTAGCTTACATTTTTTCCTTGCTACTTGGCCCGTCGTTTGCATATGGCTTACCTCTATGGGAATCTCCACTATGGCTTTTAATCTCAACGGGTTTAACTTCAACCAATCCGTCGTCGATGCAGGTGGAAGAACAATCCCTACATGGGCTGACGTTCTCAACCGTGCCGATCTAGGTATGGAGGTAATGCATGAACGCAACGCACATAATTTCCCGCTCGATCTAGCGGCTAAAGAGATCGCACCAATAGCATAACACCACGTCCGTTCATCCATTTTTCATGGACGCATGAAACCTAAGCATGGAACGGGGCTTAGGTACTGAAGGATTACAATGACTGTAAAACTAAAGTATCGTGGTGT